GGGGTGGGGGTGGGGGTGGGGGTGAGTGACGTGGTGGGGGACCTTTTGGGACCGTTGGTCCGAGATGCCACCGAGTGGTGTGAGGCCGGCCTGTCAGCCATGGACTGGATTGCCTGTGTTCGGTGGGACGGAGGCGGAGACGTGGGGCCGGGGTCGGGGTCGGGGTCGGGGTCGGGGTCGGGTAATCTCACCCGTAAGGTGACCTTGATGACCATGTGTTACCATAAAATCAAGCCGGGGTTCCGCTCCGAAAAACTCTTGTGCTATTATGTGATGTATTTTACCTGGGTGAGTTCAGAGACGGATTTGGAGAATATACTTCTATGACATAGTTGTGTTTGTGTTTGACTTTGAGTTGGTGTGGGAACATGGACGATTTTGTACTCTCCAACCTCCAAGAATCCCGTAACGAATGGTGTAGCCGGCTGGTGAGTATTTTTTGCCCTTTAGTCATCGAAGGGATGAAATCCATCTTCAACGAGGCCTGGAAAATCTGTCACGACACCAACGAGCCCGCCAAATACCTGATGACCTTTCAGAATTTCTTATCCCGGGTGCCCAAGTGGAACTCGGTCATTGTGGAGGAGGAGCGTAAGCGTATCATCGAGCGAAGTGGCTGTAACTACCTGGAGGACCTCATTGCGTGTGTCCATATCATCCAACTGAAGGTATTGACGTGTATCCGGGTGGGGAACAAGCAGAAGAAAATCGATATCACCATACCCAAACTGGATCACTTTATTCATAAGGTGTACATCCAGGTGGCTCGTAAGCTCTATGTCAACATCTACCTCTTTGAGAAAAATATCTCGCCCTTACAGACCCAGAAGAACGGGCGTGAGCTGGAGCTCATCGTCCAAGAGTGTATCTTGACGACCATTCGGGAGAGTATCCCCACCGAGGAGATTATTCGGGCCTACATGGACGAGAGTGTCGAGCACGAAGAGGAGGTGACGATTGAACCCTTTGCCGAGCCCGTGGTGGAAGGGTCGGATGGTGGGGCCGGGGGGTCGGGTGGTGGTGGGGCCGGGGGGTCGGATGGGGGTGGGGCCGGGGGCTCGGGCGAGCTTCCTCGACTCCAAGACGATATGCCGGTCATTCAACCCCGGGTGGCGGATTTAGACGACAAGGAGGTGGTGACCAAGCTGTCGTTTGACGATATCGATATGGTGTTGGATGGGGGAGGTAAGGTTGTACCCGTGAATGCACCCAAGACGTTGGAACGCTTGGAGGAAATCAGTGTCTCGAATGCCCTTCAGCGTAAACTGGAGGAAGAAGACGATGACATGGACGAGCGGATTCAAATCCATTCCGATAGCTTGGACTTGGGGGGTTTAGGCATGGTGATGGACGTGGGCGGTGGGGCCGGGGGTGGGGCCGGGGGTGGGGCCGGGGGTGGGGTGGTCAAGGACGACCACGTTGACCTGTCCCTCTTGGGGATTGAGAACTTATGAGGAGGGGGGGCTCGGGGGTGGACTCGGGGGCCGCGTTCGGATAGATGATATCTGATATACATTTTTCGTATATCACATACCATGGACATCGTCATACCGATTACGATTAGTCTCCTCTTTTTCATCGCCAAATTCCTCGAGATGAAATACGTTGAACGGGAATTCCGACCCTTGAAATATTTGATACGCGATACCTTGATGGTGTTCGGGGCGGCCATGGTGACCCTCTTGGTGTACGACCGTTTCCAGGCTCCCATCCAAGAATTTGTACAGGTGGTGACCAACAGCAAGCCGGTGGCTACGGTGGTGCATCCGGAGATTTTTACCGATGGGCCGGGGTTTTGAGGTGGGGTGGGGGCTTGGGGGATGGGGGGCGGAGTTACGAATTACGAAAGATATAATACCCCCATACGGTCAATCCTAAGACCATAGAAACCCAGCTCACTACCTGGGTGACTCTGGTACACGCGGTGGGTGGGGGTGGGGGAGGGGGCGGGTGGGGTGGCGGGTGGATCTCGTTCTGGAGTTCGGCGAGGGTCTGAAGACGGGGAAGAGGGTCGGCACGGACCGGGGGGTAGGCCCGGGGATAATGGGGCTCGGCGGGGAACGGGATGGCGAGGGGTGGAGGTGGGGGTGGAGGGGGAATACGACTATAGGTTCGGGGGAAGGGCTCAGGGATGGAGTCGACCGAGCTTGGGAAAGGGTACGATACTCTCATTCCGTCGTCGGATCCGTGGCTCGAGGAGTTCGAGACGGGCTCGGGGTCGTCGAGGGTGGGGTGACCTTGTTCTTCATCATATAATTGTACATTCTGGGCTTCCACTTCCTCATACACGGGTAGACATATTGGTGGAGAAGGTAGTACGATACTGGTATGGGTACCAGTACCGGTATCACGGTGGGGGACATGGGACATGGGGTGGATTTGGCGGTGGATACTTTCATTATAATGGTGGGGTGAATTATTTAGGTGGTTTAGACGACGGTGGTGGTGTCGTACTCGGGGTAGGTCTCGATACACATGATGGGGGGAGGGGGGGTGTGGGTGTCGGTGTCCGGGTCGGGGGTGGGGATGGCGAACCTCTGGAACCACGGGTCTTGGAGTTGGGCCTCTGGGGTATGTTGGTGCACCGTCCGGGCAATCATTTTGTACAATTTGAACCCGGGGTACCTCTCACTCCCGTTACGCTTATACAGAATATTTTTACCCTCGTCATCGGTACACCACCGCTTGATGGTACGCTGGAGGTCGTTTTCGACGATACCTTCATGGTCCCGGTCGTCAAAGAGGAAATCGTAGATACTACAGCCCAGGCGGCAGAGGTCGAAACTCATGTTGGGGTCGAGACGGGGCTTGGAGGATTTGAAAAAAGGCTCGCAGTTGTACTGGGTGGCTGCGTCACCACCGGGGGCGAAGCTGTCACTACAGAAGACCATCTGGTGGTACCGGTAGATGGACCGTCCGTAGTCGATGATTTTGAAGATACGGCCGTAGGTGGGAACCCGGTAGGTGGTCTGATTGTATTGGTAGTAGAGGAAGGGTTCGTCCGTATGAATATACATGATGTTGTTGGTATGGAGATCGTTATGGGTGAACTTGAAGACCCGTTGGTAGACCAGGAGGATCATGATGATTTGGAAGAGGGCGGCACCGACCTCGTCGGGGGGCAGGCCGTCCACCAGAAGCTCGTCCATCGTACTATGACAGTGTTCCAAGAAGATCATCTGGACCGGGAAATCGTGGATATAGGCGGTGGCTTCTTGGTCTGAGTCGGTGGGAGGGTCACTCGCTTCCGATTCGGTCTCCCAATCGTCGTCGTCGTCTTGGTCGGGGTCTTGGTCGGGGGCGGGGGGGTGGTCTTCTTGGTCGTCGACGTCGTCGTCCGTATGTTCACTCTGAGAATCTTCACTGTCGCCATTTTCGTCACTACCTTGGTCGTCGGGGTCGTCGGAGTCGTCGCTATCGGGGTCGTCGGGCTCCGTTTTACTATACACCATGTTGAGGGGGGTGGGAATCGGGATGGGAGCCGAGGGCGTGGGAATCGGGATGGGGGCCGAGGGCGTGAGCTCGGTGGTGGTGGTGGTGGGCTCGGTGGGTGGGGTGGGGTTCACCACGTCCAGGTCGATGATACCTAAATCGAGGGTGGTGGGGTCCAGTTCTTCGTCTCGGATGGCCACCTGGGGGCGATGGCGGCGGGAACCCGTCGCCGCAAAGGGGAGGGTATCTTGGTTGAAGTGTTCCAAGACCATCAGCTTACCAATATTATTCACGAAAAAGGGGGAATTGGACAGGTACTCGAGGTCCTCTTCAATATTGACCTTGAAATGGTCTTGGATACCCAGGTAGCTCCCATAGAAATCAATACCGTGCACAAAGTGGTGATGGTTTTTGAGCACACTGGACAGATAGCAGAAGAACCCATCGATATACGAGGCATTGGAGGGATTGAGAATCTTGGGGTGGGTGGTTTGTTCCGTGGACTGGAGGGTGGGTAGCCTCTTGGTGGCCGGGTCCGATAGGTCGTATTTACCCACCATGTACTTGATGGGGTCCAAGAGGGGAGAATATTTGATGAAGACGTGGGCTGGAACCGGGGCGGGGGTGACCCGGGAACGGGTGGGTGGAGAGGAGCCTGGGAGGTGGTCCGGGGGCTGGGTGTCGACCACTTCGTCGAGGTTTTTGATATGGTACCGGTGGTTCAGGGCGATTTGTTGGTGATTTTGGGGGGTGAGCTCGAAGAACCTTTGGTAAATCGGGATATAGAGCTGGGGGTGCCGGATGGAATCCGCTAAAGTTTGGGTGGGGGTGGGGGGCGCGAGATGGGGATAGGGGTGGGGGAGGTCCTCGAGCCGGATCAATTGGGTTTTATGGTAGTAGAGGGGATGGCGGGAGGACCCATATTCGGTTCTTTTAGCCGGTTGGGTGGTCATGGGGGTGAGGATGTATGCGGTATATGGGGGTGAGGGGATGGAGTCGTATACTTGCCAAAACGAATTTTTTATAGGGCACCTGACGGGCGGGGGGCTCGGTTGGGTGGGTGTGGGAGTGGGTTTGGGGGAGGGGTGGGGTAGTATCCGACTATCATATATCCTCATACATCTCATACATCTCATACACATCATGACCTTGGAGCTCAAAAAGTTTGATATGCGGCGGATCACCTTTCGCCCCGACGAGAACAAGGGACCGGTCATCGTCATGATTGGGCGGCGTGACACGGGTAAATCGTATTTGGTGCGGGACCTCCTCTGGCACCACCAAGACATCCCTATTGGCACCGTCATGTCCGGGACCGAGGCGGGGAACGGGTTCTACGCCGCCCATGTACCTAAATTGTTCATCCATGAGGAGTACAACACCGTGTTGATCGAGAATATTTTACGGCGGCAAAAGGCGGTCTTGAAGCAGGTGAACAAGGAAATGGAAATGTACAAGCGTTCGACCATTGATCCCCGAACCTTTGTCATTTTGGACGATTGCTTGTACGATGCGACATGGACTCGGGATAAATTGATGCGGCTTCTCTTTATGAATGGTCGTCATTGGAAGGTGATGTTAATCATTACTATGCAGTACCCTTTAGGAATACCTCCAAATCTCCGCACCAATATCGACTACGTTTTTATCCTCCGAGAACCATATATGGTCAACAGGAAGCGGATTTTCGAGAACTACTGTAGTATGTTTCCCACGTTTGAGAGTTTTTGCACGGTGATGGACCAAACCACTGCAGACTACGAGTGCCTCGTGGTGGACAACAATTCCAAGAGTAACAAGCTCAATGACCAGATTTTTTGGTACAAGGCTCAACCCCGACCCGATTTCAAGCTGGGTTCCAAAGAGTTCTGGGATTTATCCCGTGACCTGGGGGACAACGATGAGGAGGAGTTCGACCCGAGTAAGGGGAAGAAAAAAACCACTCAGATTACCGTCAAGAAAAGTAAGTGGGGGTGAAGGGTATCGAGTGGGGCGATTGCTAATTCGAACGATAGACCAAAATTTAGGTTCGGTCATACACACCATTCCCAGGGGTGTTTGCTTTAGGCATTTGCTTTACAGTTCTTGAAAACTTTCTAAGGTATAATTAAGATATAAAGACAGGGACGTAAGGTAGTATATTACATCCCGACACCCTTGGTCAACATGCTTACGAAAGACGAATGCCTACAGTTTTGTAATAAATTCAAGGAGATTTACCCGACATTCGAGTTCATAGAACGGGAAGACCGCCCATATATTTGGATAAGTGCCAGCGTTGTTTCCCATATTCTGAATATTAAGAATATTCGTTCGCATCTTACGACCATGTCCGAAGATGACAAAAAACATATGCGTGTTATGACACCAGGTGGACAACAATATATCAATTTCATTACATGTGACGCAGTGGTTCAATTGATTACAAAGTCTCGTAATCCACAAACAGTTGACCTTGCAAAACGGTTGAACATTGAGATTAAATCAAAGTACCATGTATCCATCGAAACTGACATCATCAAGTGTCTTTTAACCACATTCGATGGTAATATTATGATACCACAATACCGATGTAAACAATATATGGTCGACCTATACTTCCCAGAGTATCGACTTGCAGTAGAATGCGACGAATTACACCATAACAACCACCAACAAAAATTATTAGATGCCAAACGTCAACACGATATCACGACGACACTCGGATGCCGATTTATACGGTTTTCTCCATACCACAAGGATTTTAATGTATTCAAGCTTATCAATGAGATTTATATCCATTTCACGGTCCACCCGAGATTGACGTGTAACGAATACACTCAATTGACTAATACTGGCATCAATATATAATTCTGGTATCTGGGCTAGTATCCATCGGTTTCGCTTGTTGTTTAGCGAAACCGATATAAAGAAAATCTAACTATAGACTATATACACCACCATGGACACCTCCTTCAACTTTGTGACGTTGGTCGAAAGCGACCCGATGAGCCGCCTGGTTGCTAACAACAACAGCCGACTTCTCCAGAAACTACGTGAGACGTTCACGGAATTCCAGCAGCAACTGTACGCGGCCTTTCAACATTGCCATGACAACTATGATCTCACGAATGACTACATCATTGACTTGGACCATGTGTGGGAATGGTTGGGTTTCTCTCAAAAGTCTCGGGCCAAGGTCCTCCTGGAAAAAAATTTTGTTATGGGTTCGGATTACAAGATGACCAATACGGTATCACGTGAACAAACCGGACACTCGCGAGGAGGCCATAATAAACAAGTGTTTTTGATGAACCTTGATACCTTCAAATGTTTGTGTTTGAAAGCCAAGACACCGAGAGCCCGTATTATACAAGATTATTACATCAAGGTGCAGAATAATTTGTTTGCCTTCAGTCTTGAAGAACACGACGAACTCAGGCGTCGAGCACAAGAAATGCGCGAGCATGAAAACGAGCTCCGCCGTCAATTACAAGAAAGGAATGAGCGTTATAACGAACTGTGTCGTCGAGCTCAAGAAAGTAACGATGACGATGACGAATCTTCGATTGTTACGGAATCATCCCCTGACACTGTCCCTGTCCTGCCTCCTACTACGACAACACAACATGACATGGAACAATACCCCCACTCGATTGATGAACTCGTTATAATACTAAACGCAGCTAAATGGCGGATTTTGACATTTATCCGAAGAAACTTTCAAAAAAACATTCATTTCATAGAAGTGCCATGTTCTCGTGAGAGTCCAACTCGTGAAAACAGAGGAGGTCATAATCGTGTCGATACACGTATGACAATACAGTGTTACAATTTGGTACGTAATTCATACAACTGGCGTAACCGTAACATCACCGATACTATTGGGAATACCCAGTTAGTCAGTGTTATACAACCGATTGAGACACAAACCATCAATTTCATCGAAAATTGCTTCAAAAGTACATTAGAAATGCACCGCCAGTTTCATTTCGGAAGATATCGGGTAGATTTGTTCATCAGAGATTACGGTATTGTGGTGGAATGTGACGAATTTAACCATCGAGATAGAGACCCAGACGATGAATTCGCTAGGGAAATGTTCATTTATTCCCAGGGGATCAACAAAATTATTCGTTATAATCCGAATGAAGAAGGGTTCTGTATTTCCGAAGTCATCAACCGTATCTACAGTGAAATTAGTTTCATAAATGGACGGAGAATTCGGCAACAAACCATACCGAATTCCATATCTACACACATCACTCCATACAGTATGGAAATATCGACACAGACTGATTATAACCCATCTATTAGTGCAACCGCTTCCATGATTCTCGATGACCGTGCATTCATTAACAAGGTCGATGCTTTTCTAGAAGAGCATTGTTGTTTCCATGACGATTATAAAGTCACTGCAAAGGAACTAATAGATAAATATGTTAGCGTTACAGGTGAGACAAATCGAGCCGTATTAAGGGCGGTTGAAGACCATTTACAACGTGCCCATTTTATACCCTATATCGTCATCGAACGACGACCCCTCTATACAGTCATGGGATTTTCGGGTCTTAAGTTAAGGTAGGTTTAAGACATCTATCTCGGACCGGACCTCTCTGTATGAAAAATTGATTCGTCGGTGTGACGACCCTCTATGGTTCTCGTAACCTTATTCTTCGCCATCACGTTACGGTCCTTTCGATTTCTGTCTTGTTATCGTATTCGCCCGCGTTCACCACCGATGCAATACACACCTTGGACCGAGAAAAGTGAGGGGGTGGCGTTCAAGTCCGCCGTCATCGGGGAGGGGGACGGGGAACGCAAGGTCGCCGCCGAGCTCAGTACCGTCATATTGGGCCCCAACAGTCTCTACGACATGACCGCCATCCTCGCCGGGGTCGAGCACCGGTGTGAGGTGAAAAAAATGGACCCCGACGGGTCGTTTGCCACCGGGGTCGAGGGCCGGAACCGGATTCGTCCTCTCAAAAATACGCTGTATCGGCTCCAGGAGCAGGTGCGTCACCTCCAGGATGCCCCCTATTTCACCCTCGAAGAGCGGGTGGCGGTGGCGTGGTTCCTCGGGGTCAGTCTCGACGAGTTGGCGGCGGGGACGATTCGGCGGATCCACGAATTGTTGGTCATGTTACACGGGTTACGGGGGCGGTGGTTGGCCGAGTTACCGATGGTACAGGTGTTTCATCCGTTGACGGGGGAGCCGATGACGGTACGGTCCGATGTGCTTCACGGGGTGATGGAGATGTTGGGTGGGACGGGGGCTGGCACGGGGGCTGGCACGGGGGCTGGCTACGACGAGCGTCGGGTCCGGCTCCTCGGCTACCTCGCCCACGATTATATCATGGACCCGGGGACGTTTCGGGCGGCCCTGGGGGACCTTCGGGATATGTTTGGGGGGTTGACCTTGATCTTTGTCCACGAAAAAAAAGGCTACTGTGTGTGGAACGATATGATGGGAGAGATTCAGTTTCACCGGATTACCCGGGGCTGTCCCCGGTTTCGGGTGGTGGTGCCGATGGCGGTAGGTGGGGGTGGGGGGACGGTCTAGGCGGGGGAGGGAGTGGGCACAGGAGCATTCTGGAAAATCGTACTCAAATATTCGGAGAACTTACACGGCACCGCGTTACCAATTTGCCTATACATCGATGAGATGGACCCCTCGAACATAAAATTATCCGGAAAGGTTTGGATCCGGGCACATTCCCGCACGGTCAGTCGTCGGGTCAGTGACGGGTGGTTATGAATGACCGGCCCCCCACTTCCTCCACCTCGTCCCGTGATGGTGGGGGACGGTTCGTCCCACGGGAGTTCACGGTTCCCCAGGAAGCCCGTCACCGTACACTTATGTTTGGTACCGACATGCTGAATCGCGGGATTATACTCGAGGGGGAGGTCCCCGATGGCGTCCCGGATAGTCAGAATACGGTTGGTGGGGAGGGGCCACTGGGGTACAAAATCGATATCGTTACGCACCCCCACGATGATGACCCGTTGCCGCTTCTGAGGGACCTCGTACTGTTTGATATCGAACAAGCGGAAGTCGACCTTATACCCACACTGGGTGAGGTCTTCCAGGATGGTCTTCATGATTTTTCCCGTACGGTTGGCCTGGTCTTCTTTGGTTTCGTAGCCCCCCATATTGAGGAGGCCCTTGACGTTTTCCAGGAGGAAATAGGCGGGCCGTTTGAGGCGGAGTAGGCGGAGAATCTCCAGGTAGAGCTCGTTACGGGCGTCGGTTTCGGTCCGGTAGGGGTTGGCCATCGAGAACCCTTGGCAGGGGAAACCGCCCATCAGGAGGTCACAGTCCGGGATGGTGTCGATGGCTTTGATATCGCCGTAGGTGGGCTGGGTATGGAAGTTTTTTTCGTAGGTGCGGCAGGCATCTTGGTCATAATCGTTGATGAAAACATGGGTATAGGCTTGGGTGGGGTGATGATGGAACCCGTAGTCGAGCCCACCACAGCCGGCGAACAGGGAGGCCACGCGTTTGACGGGGGGTGGGGATGGGTTGGTGGCGGTGGCGGTGGGCGTGGGGGAGACGGGAATGGGTTCCATTATGGGGGTGGGGTGGGGTGGGGTGGGGTGGGGCGGGGTGGGTTGGGTGGAGTGGACTATATATTACCCTTTGAATCAATTTTTTATGGGTGTGGTGACAGGGTATAAAAATTGATTCTTATATCCTCGTATATATAATATATCCTATATACCAAACCATGGTGACCTATACCTGTGAAACATGTGGCATGGCCTTTCCGAAAAAACGGCTCTATACTGGACATACATGTTCACCGGGTGCTGTGCTCGAGCCTACACCTGAGCCGGTGTCTGGGCCGGTGCCGGTGCCCCGGGTCATCCGATACATCGACCTCTTCTGTGGGTTGGGGGCCTTTCACTATGCATTCAATTCCCTCCAAACCTCGGACACCCGGTACGAGTGTGTCCTGGCCTGTGATATCGATACCAATGTACGTAAAATCTACGAGGCCAACTACGGTATACGGCCCGAGGGCGACATCCACACGATTGATATCGGGGCGATGCCGGATTTCGATATATTGTGTGGGGGATTTCCCTGTCAGCCATTCTCCATCGCTGGTAAAAAGGCTGGCTTTGACGACCCCACCAAGGGTAACCTCTTCTACGCCATCTTGAAAATCGTCGACGTGAAGCATCCTCCCACCATTATACTCGAAAATGTGAAAAATCTGGTCACCATCCACGAGGGTGAGACGTTCCGGGTCATCCGGACCGAGTTGGAGAACCGAGGGTACACGGTGAGCCACCAGGTTATCGATTCCAAATTTTACGGGTCACCCCAGTCACGTCAGCGTATATTCATCGTCGCCAGTCGGACCCACCGGTACGAATTCCCCCCAGCCCCGAGTGATACCGTGGTACCGGTGTCTACCATTTTGAACCCCGAGGAAACCAGGTGCTTGAACTATACGGATAAATATCTATTGGAACCGTGTAACGACGTTTGGCATAAAAACCACTGTAAAATGTTGTTCAAGCTCGTGCATAAGACGAGTATGAAAGGAGGTCGGCAAGGGGAGCGGGTCTATTCCGTGGACACATGTGGCCCCACCATTTGTGCCTCGTCAGGGGGGCCGGGAGCCAAGACGGGGTTGTACTATGTGGGGGGTAAGGTCCGGCGGCTCAACGTCGGGGAAACATTAAAAATGTTTGGGTTTGCGGCAGATTACCAGTGGAGTTCGGTGGTACGCGACGAGGACATGCTGTTTTACCTGGGAAACTGTATCGTGGTTAACGTGGTCCAGGCGTTGTTACCGGGGTTGTTGGCACGGGTACGGGATGACCTAGCCGACGAGCCTCGTACATAGGTGGAGTATTTCCGGGGTAATCTTGAACTTGGCCTGTATATCGTCGGGAGAAGCGTCCGTTTTTCCACCCCCTTTACGCTGTAATACAATATTGGGGGAGAGGTGGAGGCAGGTGCCATTTTTCTTGGGCTTGATGTCGATATGGATGGTCCGTAAGATATAGGCGAATAAATCTTCACTGGGCACAATATAGATATGTTGGTCGGTCATGGCCTTGTTGGTATGCACAATCATCCAATAGTGGTTCGCATATTCGTCTTGGCCGATGAAATTACGACGGAGGGTGGTGAGGAGTTCGTCCTTACATACGGGAAGATTACATATATCAACAAGTTCTTGTTTCGCTTCGGGGGTCATGGAGGTGGCACGAGGATGGGTACGGTTAAGCATCAGTGATGTGATACCTTCTCGTATACGTGGGTCAGTGAACATGGTATCGAGTTTACCACGGTGAAACGAGTCTCCGGGGCCCCCGAATTTCTCGAATTTCTTGATTTGGAGATTGACGTGACTACCATCCGTGGCCGTGAACTGCAAGTCCGTTTTTTTACCATGGAGTTTTTTACACGATACCAACTCCTTACCAGTAAAGGTGTTGAGGTGGTGTCGGATGGTCGGGTCTTCCATCACCATTCTCTCCATCCGATGGCCGGATTTGGCCGCTTCGCTGTTGATGGTACCGGCCGAGACGGGGGGTGAGGTCTCGGTAGTCAAGGAAGACCCGGATGAGGTTTGCACAGTAGGGTCCCTCATGAAGGCCGTAGTATGCGAAGCACACGTAGGACGTTTGTCATGCGGTGGGTGAGTGACTTCCATACAAAAGGTGTATATGTCGGAGTTTTCTGTGGGGGTGGAAGTGAATCAATTTTTGAGGAGGGGGTGGGTCAGGTGTATGGGATTTTTTCGTATATTGGTTCCTATACCAACATATGAATATGAGCTGGGGATATTAGAACTTGTTGAAAAACGGCACCCATCTCGGGCAGCATTTTTCATCCCCAATCTTACGGTCCTCCACCGGTCGGGGTTGGCAACAACCTTTTTCATCGGGCTTGGTGCACGAGCAGGTGGGTTCGGGGCAGTTGGGGTCGGGGCAGTTGGGGTCGGGCTGGGGCGGGCAACATCCATGCTGGGGGGAGACCGACGAGGCCGGGGTGGGGGGTGGGCACGAGCACGGGCAGCAATTCACATCGACGACAATCTTGGTGACTGGGGTCCCGGGGACGGGGGGTTCGGTGGTCGTCGGGCGAGCCGCGGTGGTCATCGTCAACGGGGGGTCCGCATCGGACAAAATCGGGATAAGGTCGGTAGGGGTCGTCGTGTCGGACATCTATGATATATAGGGGTAGATATCTTTATACAACTATTTAACGAGGGGGTGTGGGGGTGGGGGGGGTCGGGGTCGGGGGCCTGGAATATCCACCCCTAGTATATATGACATGTTAACCGAATTACTAAATGGCCTGGGGTTGACCTCGGGGGATGACGTGGGGCCCACCTCGGCTACTGAGTCAGAGGCGGAGGTGGGGGAGGGTGGGGGGTCGGTGGTGGGTGGTGCGAGGGATGGTAAGGTCACCGTCCTCACCGTCTCCAAGAAGATCAGTGACCAAGACATGATAGAAAAATACGCCAATACCTATGTTCGTCCAGAGACCATCACCAAGATTATCCGGCGGGACACCGATGTCTACACCGACGACGGCCGGTTACTATTACGTTTTAGACGGAACACCTTACCAGGAAACCATATCGACGCCTTTTACGACAACGTCATCTCGTTTGCCCGTAATACCACTTCGAACCGGGGGAGCACGACGGGGTCCCAGTCCAAGAATATACTCGATAATCCCAAGGTGATGAGTAATATCTTTGGCTACTTTGACCGGTTTCCTCCCGGGTACAAGGTGTCGTTCCGGCGAGCCGGGGTGCGCCCGCCGTTGGAGGTACGTAAGTGTCGGTTCAATGCCGACTACCCAGAGAAGTACGCTCAGACGGTACCGTTGATCCGGGATATCGACACGTTATACCGGAAATATACCCCGGACCACTACGCGTGTCAGGCCCGGAAGGCCCGGCAGACCCATTTCAAGATTCCGGGGACGTCGTTTACCACCGTCACCACCAACGTGAACTTTCGGACCACCATCCATAAGGACAAGGGTGATGACCGGGAGGGGTTCGGGAACTTGGTGGTGATTGAACGGGGGCGGTACTCGGGGGCCGAGACCTGTTTTCCCCAGTACGGTATCGGGGTCGATGTCCGGACGGGGGACATGTTGTTCATGGATGTCCACGAATGGCATGGGAACTTACCCATGAAGTCGATCTCGGGGCCGAGGGAGGGGGACGGGGACGGGGATGACGAGGCCGTGCGGCTATCCATCGTCTGCTATTTACGATACAACATTTGGTTACGGACCAAGAACCGGACCCGGCGCTTCTACGAGCGGCACAACCATACCTTACGTAAATTGACCCGGGGTGGTCCCGCCAATGGAGCGAAAACTCGGTCCAAGAAGTAGGGTGGGGTCTTGGGAGCCGAGAGGGGGGGCGAGATGGCGGGATACCTTGGGGGATGGGGATGGGGGTGGATGTCTTATACCATCATTGGGGGTATCAGACATCTTGGGGGGCCTGGGTGCCGAGAGGTGGGGCGAGATGGCGGGATGCCTGGGGTGCGAGGCCTGGGGGTTAGAGTTTATCGGGTTTATCGGACTTGTCGGGCTCGTCGTCCGATTCTCGGGAGCCGGCCACGTTGGCCAGGCGTACCTCGGCCATCCCGTTCTTCCGGTGGAACACCCGGACCAACTCGGGGTAGGTGGTTTCGAGGTACCGGGCCGCCTTTTCGTTAGCTTCGAGTCGTTCTTGGGTACGTCCGAGCCCTCCCGGGGCATGGAACTTGGTCTTGATGGACACATCGTTGAACCGGACCACCCCTCCGTCCTTCAGGAAATACTGGATGGACTGCTCGTAATCCTCCTTTTGGTCACTCTTCCCTCGGAACTTGAGTTCCTTGGCGTCGGGCCGGTTGATATACCCGTGGAGGGCCCCGATGATGAACCGGAGTTTGGTGGTGGTATTGGGTTTCATGAAAAACGGGTTACACACCGGGTACACCCCCCATAGATACAAGTTTTCCTGATGCAGTCGGGTAAAGGCCTGGCGGAAAAAGGTGTCTAGATTCGTGATTTTGGACAGGGCTTGGGGGGATTGCCGCCGATAGAGGCCTTCGATATCGTCGTCGAGGGACACGATACATGTCTTGGGGGGAAAGTAGTCCGAGATGAACTGGCGCTGATTCGAGATACCGAGCTTGCCGACGACCATTTTATGGTAGAGATGACGGGGGATATGGGCTTCGTAGGTCGCTTGTTCTTCGGGGTTGGCGACGAAGATATAGATTTTACTGGGGGGGACATGGCCTTCGTGGAGGGTGGTGAGGGTCTTACGTTCGAGGACGTCGGACCGGCGGTAGGTGGGGATGGCGACCACGTAGTCCGTCTTGGGGGTGGGGCGGTTCTTACGGGTGGACCGGGGTTTGGCGGAGGGGCGGGATTTACGGGTGGTGGTGTTGGACATCGGTAGGGTACATACTATACCTTACCGTGAGAAAGGGATTTTTACGGTTGGGGGGAGGGAGGGGGTGGGTTAGGGTTGGGCTGAGGGGGTGGGGGCTGGCTGGGGGGTGGGGGCTGGGGATGGGGGTCTTAGTCCTCCTTCTTGGCATTGGCCGTATCAAACACCGACTGGTTGTACGCATCACGCTCCTTCTCCTCCGCCGGGGTACGGTCATCAAACGACATCGTGTTCACCCCCACCAGGTTACCATTCTCATCCAGGGTCTGGGTCAACTTGTTCCCCGAGGCCCGGGCCTTGGCGATGTTGTCCTCGATGGCCTTACGCTTCGCGTCCATCACCCGCTGGTCAAACGCCTGTTTAGCCTTTTCTTGGTTCACCATCTTCTCCTGGTAGAGACGGTTGAGCTCGGGCTCCATGAACTCAATCTTCCCCAGCTTGTACGCGTCCACATGGTGCGGCATCCATACCCCCACTTGGCCCACGAAGATATCGTGGTTGGGGTCGCGTTCACGCAGCTTGCGGCAATAGTTCTCCGCCTCGGGCTGGCTCGAAAACACGCCGCGGACCTTGATCCCCCGCACCGATGTCTGGAACTGGTGGTCACGGTTGAACTCTTGGTTGACCCGGTCCCCGTGCTTCTCGATGAAATTCTTATAGTCATTCTCGATGAGGGCCGCATCCTCCTTCATCTTGGCATCCTCCGTCACCGTGAACTCGGCGAAATCGGCCATGAGCTTCTCCCCATCGAGGGCGTACTTATAGGCGATGAAGTTGACGAATTCTTGGAACTTCTCGAGGGACTTGGCCATATCCCACCGGGCCACGAACTTTTCAAAGAGGTAGGTTTCACGCTTCTTTAGGATATCCTCGGGGGAGATGAAGGAAATACACACATGGGTTTGGCCGGCGATGGGGGGGTCTTCGTCCAGTAAATCCACATATTTAGGATTAATTTGACCGTCGGGGAGGGTCCGGTTTTCGACACCTGGTTGGGTACTCATGGATGGATGATGGGTATGGGGGAGGCGGTATGGGGGGATGGTGCGGTTGGTCTTGGGGGTATGGGATAGATTCAAGGGGTATATTTATATCACTTTTAGGGGTGTGTGGTCGTGGTGGTGGTCTTGGTGGGGGACTTTAGACGGGTCTGGGGGTGGAGGTGGGGGCGGATGGATATTTTTATTGGACTATATATATAACAATCTCACCATGCTGGATTTGTACGAATTTGTCAAGCGTCTCATTAAATACGTTGTCCTGGGTATCGTCATCGCCATCGTGGCGTTCTCCATCCCCAAGAAGACCCTGAACGTCGAGGAGATTACGTTCATCGCTCTCTCGGCCGCGGCCTCGTTCGCCATCTTGGACGTCTTCGCGCCGTCCATCGGTAACGCCGCCCGCCAGGGTGCCGGTTTCGGTATCGGAGCCGGTATCGTCGGTGGTCTCCCCATCCGTTAAAGGGTGTGTGGGGATACGGGGTCGTGAAAAAAACATGTACGTGTGGTGGGGCTCGGGCTTCGGGCCTGGGTGCTTGCTTGGTAATATAAAACTCCCACGTGATACTTGGGGTGGGAGTTTTATGGTTTTGGGGATATGGGGAGGGTATGGGGGATGGGGGATGGTTATCTTCTTACTCTTCCAAGGGGGTGGGGGGTGGGGGTGAGGGGGGGTCCAGGAACCGGGCCACCATGACGACGGCCCCTACCGGTACGATCAACGGGAGGAAATTGGTCAGGACCAACCCGATGAATCCCCCCAAACACACACCACAGGTGGTATGAAAGACACAAACGAACGCTTGGTACCCCTGGGGGATATCACGTTTGTAATAGAGTCCCGTGCCGTTTTTTTCGTCTTCACGTTCACGTCGGTAGGTGTCCATACCACCACACACCCCTCCCACGGAGGCCCCGAATAGGGCGAGTTGCCACCATATCTTGTCCACACTTGACGAGGAATGGGTAGACACGAGGCCGTTCGGCGTGGGAGGTGAGTGGAACCCTCTACGAGAGACGGTGTGGGCGAACTTGGGGACGGTACGACGGTAGAGGGTGGAGAACATGGTGAGGTGAGGGGAGGGGTATTGGTATTGGTGGAGGGAGGGGGTGAGGGGATTCAATTTTTCTGGAGGGAGAACATACATTCTTCACAATACAACATGTCTTCCTTCCCCCAGTGTTCCAGGCACTCCTCGTCGACCTCGGGGTCCTTGGCCCGGGGGTCAATATAGTTATGTAGGTGGTGCAGGCGCCGGCGCAAGGTGGCCAGTGGCACAAATTCCCATACATTCATCATGACACACAAGTCCCCCACGGTATAATCCAAGGAGGGGAACAGGGTGATACCCTCGGGGTGATAGAACCCATATTTGAGTTCCCGGCGGAGGCGAGCCGACCATAGGTCATACTGGGGAGTGTCTTGGGCAAAGGCCTCACGGGCCTTCCCGGCCGTATAGAGGACGAGCTTGCCCTTATAGCGGACCCAGGCTTTTTCGATTTCGAGGGGGTGGACGATATTATCCCGGAAGCGGGTGAGGGCGTCGGCGGCGGGGGAATCCATCCCGATGAGTTGGCGGCGGGACCGGTGGCGGGGGTAAATATTTTTCATCATTCGGTCCATCATCTGACGGTCGGCTGGGTAGATGGAACTTTGACGGTTTTCTTCGACTTCCGCTTGGAGATTTTCTGCGACCCGTTGGCTATGGGTTTGGTGGGGGGTATCGGCTTGAGCTTGGGGTGGGGGGGTCATGATAGGATATGGCGGGGGTGGGGTTTCGGACGACGGGTGGTTCGGCGGGGACACTATACTCTACTTGGGGGAGATGTCTTTACGTCCATTTTTGGGGGTGCGTGGTGGTTGGGGGCTTGGGGTGGGGGGGGGTCAGCAGTTGTACGACATGAACTCCCGGGCATTGTCACTGTACCCATCCCGCTGTTTACCTATCCGGGTCTTGGTGCAATACCATCCGTCTGTATACTGGAGAACCTTCCACGCTTGGTCGTTGGCATATTTCCAATGTTCCCGGGTGCGTTCCAAGAGGGGGATGGCGGCATCATAAAGGTCGATGAGGGTGGGGAGGTAGCTAGCGTTTACGATATACGCCGAGGCCGTTTGGGCATCGTAGACCCTCAGAAGATGGGGGGAGCGGGACGGTTCGGAGGCATTCAGGTTGTACGCCAACATACAGACGTCTATGGGGGGGTCGAGGGGGGGAGTCTGTGGGGCGGGGGTGTGTGGGGTGGTGGCCGTGGGGATGGGGGCGAAGATTTGGGCAATTTCCTGTTCAAAGACTTGGCGGGGGACCAAGAACTCGAAATCGTCTTCAAAGATGAGCACGTTTTTGTACTGGCGTTCTTGGGCCAGGCGATAGACGGCTTGGTGGGACCGGGTACAGCCCACGATACCAA